AAAAAGCCTAGAGGCCCACGTTGATTTGTGCGCACAACGCTACCGATTCCTAGAATCCAAGATGGAAACTGTTGAACAAAAAATTGCCGGGCTCAACTCAATTGTGGGCGAAATCCATGACATGATGCATGCCATGACAGAAAAACGCAATGACCAACTGCTGAATTGGAGCCTGGGCATCGGCGGCACAATGTTGGCCATAATCGGCTACTTGTTGGTCACCTACGTGTTCAAATGAAACCCACACAAGATCAAAAACTAGAACGCTGGGCCGAACGTGAATTTGGTCGCAATCTCAAACACATGATTGTGGATTCTGAATCGGGTTCATACGTAGCGTTTGGCCGGTACCACCTGGAACCACAAGCACACGGCTACAGCGTCAGCACCTGGGACCGGCTAATTCACGTGTTCAGCAGCAAACGCACAGCCATCAGTTGGTGTGTGGCTGACAAATATCATCAATACAACTTGGCCAACAACATACAGATGTTGGACCACAAACGACAACAACTGGCCGCTGACATTTATTGCCGTCGATCACAAGCACAACAAGGGCGTACAGAAGACTTTTACGAAACAGTAAATACCAAGATACAGCCCAAACAAGAGCTGCTGGATTCAGTCACAGCCGAACTGGAAAAATGTATTAATTCGGCTAAATATCTACAACTTAGAGGATTCTCAAATGAAACTGCATGAACTCGCCGCACCCAAGGCCACACAACAAATTAGCCAAGTATTCGAAAGTTACTTTGGTTCTAGACTCAGCTTTGACAAGTTGAACCGCCGCCAGGCCGACCACATGCTGAATCGTGTGCGTGGTATACTGGGTGAACACCGTCAGACTGCAGCTCGTCACACCAGCGAACAAGATCCTGAGTATCTCAAACTGGTCATGATGGAACAGGCTCTAGCCGCCCGTCTCAAAGAAATGGCAGCCACACCTAGTCCAGCAACTGGCATGCAACCTGCTGCCAAGCCTGGAACTATCCAACCTGCAGGTGCTACTCCTGCACCAGCCACTGGCATGAACCCTGCTGCCAAGCCTGCTGCTCCTGTAGATCCCAAACTCAAAGCAGCCCAAGACAAGATCAAGAAAGGTCAGGCCTTGACTCCTGACGAACAAAACATGATCAACACACAAGCCACCACCATGGCTGAAAATCGCCTGCGTCGTGCCTATCGCTATCTCAAAGAAAGCGAAGTGCAACAAGCCCAGGTAGTGTTGGCTGCACAAGACATGGTTGATAAGATGCAGGGCATGTTGTGGGTATTGATCAGGCCACACAATTCAACACCGATGTCACAGGTGCACTCACTGCCTTGATGCAGACCTTGTCGGGTACCAAGCAACAGTTAGATGCTGCCCTAGGCGTGGTTACTGGACAAGCTGCACCTGCTGCTGAAATTCCAGGCATGGACGCTGGCGCTGATCTAGACGCCGGCGCTGATCTTGGTGCTGATGCTGCAGCCGGCGTTGCTGGCGAAATGGATGATCTAGATGACCTAGCTGCAGATGCTGGCGCTGATCTCGACGCCGACACAGGTGCTCCTGCTGCTTCGCTGGGACGAGCACGTAGATAATGCGTATTGACGAAGTGGCCAACACAACAGGCGCTACGCCTGAGCCCGAAAAGCTCATGGGCCTGGTGAGTTTTTTAGCTGGCCGCTCAGAAGATCGCGGTGCACAAAAGCAAATTGATCAACGAGCCTTTATCGAACTGGCACGCGGCCTGGGCATAGTCATTGCTCCAAACCAACTGGCTGACCTTGTGGGGCAACCTCCGCTGAGCAACATTCTGGAACCCTTGGCCCCGGACTCACAGGACCCTATTGTATTCAAAGGCGGTGAACAACCTGCAGCACCAAGCATGCCTGTAAACAAGGCCCAAAACATTGTGGCTGCTGCTGCCAAATCGGCCATGAAACGCGGCCTCAAAAAATAATATCAAACCGGTCAACTTGCTTGACCATGCCGGTTGATTGTAGTATAATAAACACAAGGAGATCAATATGGCATATTCAGCACAGGTTGTAGAGCACTACGAAAATCCACGCAACGTGGGCAGCTTTGACAAAGGCGACACCAACGTTGGCACCGGAATGGTAGGAGCCCCGGCCTGCGGAGATGTAATGAAGCTCCAAATCAAAGTAGAAGACGGTGTGATCACAGATGCTCGCTTCAAAACCTATGGATGCGGTAGTGCAATTGCATCCAGCAGCCTGATCACCGAAATGGTCAAAGGTATGACTCTGGACCAGGCCAGCGATATCAAAAACAGCGAGTTAGCTGAAGAACTAGCCTTGCCGCCTGTGAAGATTCACTGCAGCATCCTGGCTGAAGACGCCATCAAGGCCGCAGTGGCAGATTACCGGGCCAAACATGCTTAATATACAACTCTGTAGCAACACAGAATTATCCCTTTACGCACATCATTTAAAACAACTGAGTGCACAGGACCGTTACACACGATTTGGCTACGCTGCCAGCGACCACAACATTGATCAGTTGATCCTGCACATGTTATACCATCCTGGCGATCACTATTTGTTTATGGCTGCACATGGTGCTGACCCCGTGGGATTTACTCATCTGGCCAAAAGCAATCATGACTGGGAACTGGCAGTGAGTGTGCGTGGCAGTCTTCAAGGTCAAGGCATTGGCAATCGTCTCATGGCGTATACTATTGACTGGGCCAGAACACACGGAGTGGACAGCCTGTTCATGCACTGCATTAGAGACAACCAGCGCATACAACACTTGGCCACCAAGCACGGATTAGAAGTAGTAGAACGATCAGGACCGGACATCACAGCACAAGTGGCTTTACTCCCACCAACTCCAACAGACTACACTGTAGACTTTGTACGAGAACAACAAGATCTCCTGGATCAAATGATGGAACTGCATCAACGTTGGTTGGCCAACTTCAACCCCCTAGCACGGAGACAACGAAATGATATCAGTAACAGACCTAGCAGCAGCTCGCATTAAACGTGCGCTGGAAAAACGAGGCTCGGGTGAAGGCATCCAAGTAGGAGTTAAAACCACAGGCTGTTCAGGCCTGGCCTATGTGTTAGAATATGTAGACAATCCCAACCTACACTGTGTGCGGCACTACGACACCAATGGGGTGCGAGTGTTTGTGGATCCAAAAAATTTGCCTTATGTTTCGGGCATGGTGATCGACTATGTGCGTCAAGGACTTAACGAGGGCTTTGAATTTCGCAACCCTAACGAACGCGATCGATGCGGTTGTGGCGAAAGTTTTAGAGTATAGCACATGATAACCTCACGATACAACTACACCCCCCTGGACAGAACTACCATTGACGGCAAACGACACTATTGCTTGCCTGACGGATCTAAGGTTCCTAGTGTGACCACTATTCTTGATCGGACCAAGCCTGCAGAAGATCGAGAAGCCCTGGCTCGTTGGCGACGGTCTGTAGGCGAGCAACGTGCTCAGGAAATCACCACCGAAGCAGCCAGTCGTGGTACTCGCATGCATGCATACCTGGAACACTATGTGCTACACACAGACATGAAACCACTGCCCTCAAACCCATTTGCACATCCCTCGTGGTTTATGGCAGCAGAAGTTATATTGCAAGGTTTGCCCAACGTGGACGAATTTTGGGGAACAGAAGTTCCTGTGTACTATTCAGGCCTGTATGCAGGTACTACGGATCTAGTGGGCACCTGGCGAGGCCAGCCGGCTATCTTGGACTTTAAACAAAGCAACAAAGTCAAAAAACGTGAATACATCACGGACTACTTTTTGCAGCTGGCAGCATATGCAGCAGCACACAACGAAACACATAGTACTGAGATCAACACAGGTGTTATTTTGATGGCTGTGCAGCCACGGCTACTGCCCGACGGCAGTTACGATCGGCCACAATATCTGGAGTTTGTGGTACAAGGCGACGAATTTGCCTACTGGGCAAGTGAGTGGATGAAACGAGTTGAACTCTACTATCAGTCACGCTAAATACTGGATAGATTTCAAGGACTCACACTGTGGCAATCGTACAAATATCAAGAATAACTCAACGCAAGGGCCTAGAAGCCGACTTGCCCCAACCCTTAGCAGGTGCTGAACTCGGCTGGGCAGTTGATCAACGCAGATTGTTCATTGGCAACGGCACCATAGCAGACGGTGCTCCTGTAGTGGGCAACACTGAAGTATTGACCGAATTTAGTGACATTCTCAGTTTTGCCACTCAGTATATCTACAAAGGCGAAGCTGCAGGATATGATGTACAAACTGGCGCCACCCTCGGTGACCCTGTGGCACAGAGTCTGCAACGTCGCCTAGACAGTTATGCGGTCATTACTGATTTTGGTGCCACCGGCGACGGAGTAACTGATGTCACTGTCAACATCAATCGTGCTTTGTTCCAGATATTTTGCCGTAGCACCAATCCCAGTGCCCGACGCAGTATATTTTTCCCGGCTGGTATTTACATTATTACAGATACCTTGAACATTCCACCTAACTGTCAGTTGTATGGCGACGGCCCCGACAGTACTATAATCAGTTTTAATGTCCAGAATTGGACCAACACAACTTCTTATCCACCGGGCGTGTTGGTATACAACACTGCAACCACACTGTACTACAGATCCAACTTTGTAGTGCCCATCGGCACCGCTATCGGTGCAACCAATCCTAATGGAGATCCCTACTGGTCAACAGAATCTTTGCCCGAATACATTGTTCAAACAGCCGACAGTCTACAACAGACCGGAGTCAACATTGGTACCAACGGCGCCAGTCTGCCGGGCAACATAGAAATTTCCAGCATGAAGTTTGTGACCAATCAGGTGCACGACGGTGTACTGATCGAATATGCAGATCGATGTGTGTTTGACTCAGTCACAATCGAAGGATCGTTGACCACTGTTGATCTTGTGGATGCCGGCGACGATGTTGCTGCTGTTAGATGGAGCAGTTCGCCTAGTGCAGTGAGTCGCAACGTGACCTGGAACAATTGCAAGTTTTCAAAATTTACCTACGCTACAGATACCCAACAACAAATTCAAGGTGTGACTTTTAGCAATTGTGATTTTGACACACTACATCAAGGCATTGTGCTGGGTGGCGCTGTGCCTGTGGATGGTGGTGCAACTGGGGTGCGTGTTGTACAAAACACTTTTGACAACATCCATTCGCAAGGTATTGTGATCGACGGTGTGAGTCACAACGCCACAGCCTACAACACATTTTATGATGTGGGCAATGGATTCAATGGAAGCGCCTTTCCGGCCACCGGTATTATTGTGATTGATGCAGAAAACAATGTCAGCATTGGCGACATGTTTCAGCGCAACACCAGCAGCATAGCTCTGGGCATGAATATCTCAGGTATCACCTACTTTCAGGACAACATTCAAAACAACACTCTGGCCAATCAACTAGAACTAGGACGTTATCAACGCACAGCCGGTATTCGGGATGATATTCGGGACGACAGCACTCAGGCCAATCTAGTGATAGTAGATACAGACATTCTCAAAATTCCTGCGTTCAAACTAGATTATACCATTGTGAGAAATGACTTTTATCGCACAGGAACAATGACTGTGGTCAGTGGTCGCGATGGCACACCGGGCACCGGATTCAGCTACGTGGATGACTATGTAGAAAACGGCAACACTGGGGTAATCCTAGAAGCTGAACACAATCTAAGTGTAGCAACTCCGTTGGTAACAGTCCGATACACTGCCACTGGCCCCGGCGATGGCATCATTCGATACAGTATTGCACATATAAACTAATGTGGGCACACACTTTTCCTGAGCGGTTGACGGCTTGGGCTCAACTGAGAACTCAGGCTGCGGCCCTACCTCCGGCCCAGGCACTAGCAGCTATCAACTCCTGGTGGTTTCAAACTCCCTGGCGACCTTATCACCTGCATTGGGATGACGTTAAAACTTGGCCCGATCCTTGGCAATTATTGGACGACAACGTCTACTGTGGTCTTGCTCGCGGGCTAGGAATCATGTATACTATAACAATACTAGATCGACCTGACATACAAGATGCTGTGCTGACAGAATCTGGAGGTGACAATTTAGTCCTAGTTGACAAATCAAAATATATATTGAATTGGGATGCTGACACTGTCGTAAATACCATCCCAGATGTAACAATATCTCGACGGCATGTATCGCAAGATAAAATCAAACAACAATTAAGGTAAGAATGAAGTCAATCACAGTACTCAAACGCGATGGTACTCGCGAGCCACTTTCGTTGGAAAAGTGGCAAACTCAAATTGCAAAAGTTTGCTCGGGCATAGCCGATGTGAGTCAGAGCATGGTAGAAATCAAGGCCCAACTGCACTTTTATGACGGTATCACCACCAAGGAAATTGACGGTATTACTCTACGGGCCATTGTGGACTTGATTGACGTGGAATCCAATCCGGACGTGGGACACACAAACTATCAGTTTGTGGCTGGCAAACAGCGACTCAGCATGTTGCGCAAAGATGTGTATGGCTCCTATCAGCCTCCTCACCTGTACGAAATCGTCAAGACCAATGTGGCCACTGGCCTGTACACTCCTGAACTGTTGGAGTGGTACACCGAAGACGACTGGAACCGCATGAACGACATGCTGGATCACTCAAAAGACGAGCAGTATTCCTACGCTGCCATTGAGCAACTGATCGAAAAATATCTGGTCAAGAATCGTAGCACAAAAGAAACATACGAAACCCCACAGATTCGTTACATGGTAGCAGCAGCTACTGTGTTTCACAAAGAAGAACCCAACAGCGCTCGTATGCGCTACATAAAGGAATATTACAATGCTGCAAGCGACGGTCTTTTCACTCTTGCTACTCCTGTTCTCGCTGGCCTTGGTACCCCTACTAAACAATTCTCGTCTTGCGTTCTTATTCGTAGCGATGATGATCTTGACTCTATTTTTGCCTCTGGTGAAATGATGGCCAAGTATGCCAGCAAACGTGCTGGCATTGGTTTAGAGATTGGACGACTACGCCCCCTGGGATCACCCATTCGTGGCGGCGAGATCATGCATACCGGTATGATTCCATTCCTGAAAAAATGGTTTGGCGACCTACGCTCATGTTCACAAGGAGGCATTCGTAATGCTAGTGCTACTGTATTCTATCCTATTTGGCATCACCAGTTTGATGATCTTATTGTACTTAAGAACAATCAAGGTACTGAAGAAACACGGGTAAGACACATGGACTATGGTGTGGTGCTAAGTGCTTTCTTTTGGCGCCGCTTCAAGAACAAGCAAGACATCACGTTCTTTGACCCCAACGAAGTCCCAGACCTGTACGAAGCATTTTACACCAATACCAAACGGTTTGAAGAACTCTATGTCAAGTACGAAAAGCAGCCAGGCCTGCGTCGCAAGACCATGGCAGCTGAAGAAGTGTTCAAGTCAGGCATTCTCAAAGAGCGCACGGATACAGGACGCATCTATCTAGTGTTCATTGACAATGTCATGAACCAGGGCCCGTTTGACCCTGAATACCATACCATTTACCAGAGCAACCTTTGCTGTGAGATCTTGTTGCCTACCAAAAGCTTCAAACGCCTGGATGACGAAGAGGGACGTATTGCATTGTGTACCTTGGGTTCAATCAACTGGGGTGCGTTCCGCAATCCCGAAGACATGCGCAGGGCTGTGCGTATTCTACACCGCAGTCTCAACAACATCTTGGACTACCAAGACTTCTTGAGCATTCAAAGCAAACTCAGCAACGAAGAAATTCGCCCCTTGGGTATTGGTATCACCAACTTGGCCTACTGGCACGCCAAGCGTGGGCTGAAGTATGGTGAAGCTGATGCATTGGCCGAAGTCAAGACCTGGATGGAACATCAAACCTACTACCTTACAGAGATGAGCGTGGAACTGGCTCGAGAACGTGGCCGGTGTTTGGGCAGTGACCGGACTCGTTATGGGCAAGGTGTGTTTCCTTGGGAACTACGTGCCAAGGGTGTTAATGAACTTGCTGACTTTGCCCCCGAACTTGACTGGGAAACACTGCGGGTACAGATGAAAGAACACGGTGTTCGCAATGCCACCAATGGTGCTGTGGCACCTGTTGAGTCTAGCTCAGTGGTGATTGGTTCAACCAACGGCATCGAAATGCCCATGAGCTTGATCAGCACCAAAGAATCCAAAGCTGGCAGCTTCACACAGGTGGTTCCTGAATATCACAATGCCAAGGTGCGTAAGAATTATCAACTGATGTGGGAACAGAAAGATTGTGATGGCTATTTGAAAACAGCCGCAGTGATTGCAGCCTATATTGATCAAAGCATATCTACCAACACCTTTTACAATCCTGCACACTTCCCGGATCGCAAAGTACCCACTACCTTGATTGCACAGAACTTGATGCAGAGTCACATGTGGGGTCTTAAAACATTCTACTACAGCTTGATCAACAAGAAAGGCAGCAAGGCCGAAGACGAAAAAGCACCCGAGATGCTGGAAACAATTGACTTTGATGCCGAAGAAGGTTGCGAATCATGCAAGTTGTGATATGAATTCGTTTGAAAAAATATGGGCCAGAGCAACTGGTCACTTAATGGGTAACACAGACGATGACCAACCAGATGTACCTATCTTAACTTTAAAAGAAGCGAGAATAGCTTTATTTTTAAAAACTTTTTGGGTAGTGATACATGTGGTAACTTGTTTGTTTATTATTGCTAATACTATTAGACATTGGTAAAAAAATAATGCTAGAAACTATTTGTGAAGTCATGACAGACGCATACAAGCGCAACTGGATTACCAGTCGTGACGGTAATGTCTCAATTCGCCACCACGATCGTGATCACTTCTACATCACACCGTCAGGTGTACGCAAGCAAACCCTGCAACCCGATCAGTTCAAGAAGATCCGGATCGACGGACTGCGGTGGCAGGAAGAGCACTATACTGACATCAGCGCCAACTTGCAACCCAGCGGAGAGATTCCCTTGCACTTTGGTCTGCAACGTGCCATGGGTCAGCATAGCAACGATGTGCGTGTGGTGGTGCATGTTCATCCCACCTACTGCATTGCAGCCATGCATGCTGGAATTGATCTCAGCACCATCAGCACAGCGTTTCCAGAACTGAATCGTTATACCCGGGTGGCACCCAATGTTGGTGATGTAAAACCCATCAGCCAAGAACTTGCCGATCAGTGTCATTATCGATTAGAATTAGATGACCGTGGTAATATTGCCTATGACATTGTGGGCATCAAAGGCCACGGAGTAGTTGCCATAGACACTAGCCCTTGGCGAGCATACGAACACATCGAGAGATTAGAACACATCTGCAAGATCGTGCTTGCATCAGGAAACTATTGAAATTAGTACCAAAACATGTTTATTGATGACAAAGATGTGTGGTCACAATGTCCTGTAGATTATCTATGGATCTATGACAAACTGATACTGGCTCGTAAACTGGGATATCTAGCAGCACCAGCAGGCGTTGCAGTGCCCCGAGCAGCCTGGTACATTGTGCGCCCCATAACCAATATACGCATGATGAGCCGCGGCGCCAGTAAAATGTGGCTTACACCCCAAGATACTGATCTAGTGCCCGACGGTTCTTTTTGGTGTGAATGTTTCGAAGGTCGGCATACTTCGGTAGATTTTCACTATGGCTTACCGGAGCTGGCAGTGGAAGGATTTAGAGATGATCCTGATAGATTGGACAGATTCTGTCGTTGGCAACGAATATCCGATCACTACCAGTTTCCGCAAGTGCTGGGTGATTTGTGGAAACTCACGCCCTGGGTCAATGTGGAATATGTGGCAGGCAAGATTATTGAAGTGCATTTGAGATGGAACGACGATTTCAGCAATCACAATGGCAATGTTATATACCCTGTTTGGCAAGATAATCCAATTGCACAGCCTCCAAATACCACATGGTATGCCAGTCCCGGGGGTGATAGATTGGGGTTTTGGGTAGGTGAATAAATACACACATGAAAATATCTGACCTGCTGATTGAATCAAAAAACACCACCGCTGTGTGGCGCAACGAAGAGCCGGTGAAATTTGTCAAAAGTCTCACCAAGAAACTGGGCGCACCAGACGAACTCACTGCCAACCGTGCTGTGTGGTACGACAAAGACGGATTCAAACGCATAGAAGTTCTAGACGAATACATCTTGCACTGCTGCCCTGCGCCACACTATGACTTTGTGTACAGCACCATTGATCTACATGTGCCTAAAAAATATGTAAAAGTACTTGCAGAAAGTTCTGAAAGTATTTTACTGGACCTGTTGAAAAACGAAGTCAGTGCCAGATGTGCCACACTCAGTGCCAATGCTGTGACACTGAACTATGTGCTGGACGTGATTTCGGGCCGAGTTGAAGGTTCCAAAGCTGAGTACGAGAGTCGTATCAAACAACTGTACAAAAACCGACTGAATCCTGACCCCGAATGGTGGCCAGATGTCACCAAAGAAGTAAGAAAATAAACAACTGTGTTTCACAGTAGACATCTGTATGCTATTGTGTTAGCATACAGTATGTTTGTAGATACCTTTATAATTGCTTGCTGTGACCGCAGTGAATAAAAACGTGTGGAACAATCTGCAATTAACAAAAGAAGATAAATTATGTCAAAACAACAATACAACCTAACAACCAAAACAGACTATCTCAATCGCAAGATGTTCTTGGACCCAGCCGGTCCTGTAACCATTCAACGATTTGAAGAATTCAAATATCCCAAGATTTCCAACTTTGAAACCACAGCACGTGGATTCTTTTGGATTCCGGAAGAAGTCAGCTTGACCAAGGATGCCAATGACTTCAAGGATGCCAGTGACACAGTTCGGCATATCTTTACATCAAATCTATTGCGTCAAACAGCACTGGACAGTTTGCAAGGCCGCGGCCCTGCACAAGTGTTTACTCCTTGCGTCAGCTTGCCTGAGATAGAAGCACTGATGTATAACTGGAGTTTCTTTGAAACCAACATTCACAGTCGCAGTTATAGTCACATCATCCGCAACATCTACAACGTGCCCAAGGAAGTGTTCAACACCATCCATGACACACAAGAGATTGTGGACATGGCATCCAGTGTGGGCAAGTATTATGATCAATTGCACGTGATCAACTGCCGTAAAGAAGTGGGCGAACTGATTGATGAGCACGAGCACATCCGGGCAATCTGGTTGGCCCTGCACGCCAGCTACGCACTAGAAGCCTTCCGCTTCATGGTCAGCTTTGCCACCAGCTTGGCCATGGTGGAGAACAAGATCTTTATTGGCAACGGCAACATCATCAGCTTGATTCTACAAGACGAACTATTACACAAAGGTTGGACCGCATACCTAATCAATCAAGTGATCAAGGAAGATCCGCGATTTGTTCGAGCCAAGGCCGAGTGTGAAGCCGAAGTGTATGCCATGTACCTGGATGTGATCCGCGAAGAAAAGGCCTGGGCTGACTACCTGTTCCGGCATGGGCCAGTGATCGGTCTCAACGCCAACATTCTCAAAGACTTTGTGGACTTTACTGCAGTAAGTGCACTCAAAGAAATTGGCATCAAGTACACCGAACCTGCACCCAGAACCACTCCTATTCCCTGGTTCATGAAGCACGTGGACACCAGCAAGAAACAAACTGCACTGCAGGAGTCAGAATCGACTAACTATGTATTGGGAGTGATGAGTGACACTCTGGACTATGACGCACTACCAAATTTATAAAAGAGGAAACAGTGAAAGCAATTGTATGGACCAAAGATGCCTGCCCCTATTGCGTGGCGGCCAAAAACCTGTTGGAACAACAGGGTATTGAATACGAAGAAAAAAAGATCGGTGTTGATTACACCCGGGAACAACTACTAGAAGCTGTGCCCACAGCCCGTACCGTACCACAAATTTTCCTAGATGGAGAACTAGTGGGCGGTTTTACAGAACTCAAACAGAAACTATCATAATGCAAATAGCACTAGAACCCAACCAAGTATACACATTCAAAATGAACTCAGGCGAAGAAATGGTAGCCAAAGTCAAACAATCTGGTGGAGACTGGATCATGCTGGAAGAGCCAGTCAGTATTGCACCAGGTCCGCAGGGCATGGGACTAGTGCCCAGTTTGTTCACCGCAGACCCCAAGGAAGAAATCAAGTTAAATACTAACAGCGTTGCGTTGGTATCAAAGACTGATGACTCAGTCAAAATGAAATATCTAGAAGCAACAACTGGTATCAAGGTACCAGAAAAGAAACTAATATTAGGATAATATGCCAGGAGTGCAACGACTAGGTGATCCAAATACCAGCGGAGGGATCATAACCGGTGGCGAAGCCACGGTGCGAATAAACGGCCGTTCTGTAGCAGTGGCTGGTTCTGCAGTGACTGCTCATCCACCTTGCGGCCAACGCGGTCAAGGGCAGCACTGCAACGCCACCACAGTTGGAGGATCAGGCACTGTGCGGGCAGGTGGAAAACCTATAATTCGTACAGGACAAGACGTAGATTCTTGTGGCCACATAAGACAGGGCGGCAGTCCCGATGTAAGGGTATCGTAATGGCTAAACCAGGATTATTGTCACCTCTGCAGTTGACAGGCGGTGAGGGACTGTTAAACAACACAGTATTAGTTGGCAACAGCGAGTTTGCTGCAGCAGCATCTTCTTATCTCAGTATTTCTTTTATTGCAGATCTCATGACTGCAATATCTCTTGCGCCAGGTCGAGGTGTGTCTGCGCCAACGTTGACAGCGTTGCGGTCATTGGGCACCAGTGTATGTCCTGCCTTGGGCAACAGTATTCCTGCAGAATTTGCAGGTCAGGATCCTTTTCCTGCAGTTGCCGAAAATGGATATGTGGCATTGTTACAAGAAATTGCAGACCGGGATATCGGTGGTGGCGACTCTGCCAAATTTGCCCAGGCTTTTGCAGCGGCCCAAGGCTATGCAGCTTTGGCCAACCAGTTTATTCTCAGCGCACTTGATGCCAATGAATATCTTGGGCCCACTTTTACCAATCTTACAGACATGATCACTGGTGATATTACCAAGGTCACCAACAATCCCACAGTGTTTGGCGACGATATAGCAAATCTTGGATTTTTAATTTCTCTGCCAGATTTGCCCACACTAGGAGAACCTGCTACCTTGATACAGACCTTGGCAGGACAAACCAACAGCAACAGTCTATTGCCTTGTGTGGAAGTGGCACTACGATCAGTTGGACTAAGCTCAGCAGAAATAAAGGATCTTATTACCAACAATCGATCCAGTCTATTCAACCCAGGTGGATTATCTGCCAACCAATTTGACAGACTGCAACAAAAGGCTTTTCTGGGATTGACCTTGGTGGGCGACGATTGTTTGGATCAAGTGCTGGCCGTGTTGGGAGTAACTAATCTAGATAATCTAGACAATATGGCAGATCTTCTGGACCCAACAGCCATACTGCCCAACAGTTTTGGTACCTTGCTGTTTCAAGGAGTCCCAATTTACGAAAATGGCGTGTTGACCCCAGGCGTACCCGGCAGTATCACAGTCGCTCCTTCGGGGTGTGACGAACTGGGCAAAATAATTCCACCCACCTGGGCAGTGGGCAACAAAGCCTGGGGATTCTCACTGCAACAGATCAGTGGCATTGCCAACTTGACTTTGCCTCAACTAGCATCGATATTAACAGCATGACCATAAAAACGCTTGAAGACTTACCCTTGATAAAGGATTTCACTCAGCCTATAACTGAGGCTACGAAACAATTTTATCTTGACACTCTGGCCAAAGGATCAGGACCCAATGGCTTGGTTTTGGTCAAAGATTTTTTTGGCGAATCAACTAGTGTAGTGTCTTCCGAAGACATACTCACAGTGGCTGCACTACTACGTGCACAATTGGCTGCTGGAACCTTGTCGACCTTGGCAGCAATATATGCCAACATGAAAGGGTCGGTCAATGGCTCATTTGGAACTGGCCCAGTGGTAATCCCATCAGGTCCTGGGGCAGGGTCATATGCCAACGCTGATGCTGCAATAAGTGCGTTGGTGGCTCTCGCTGACCCAGCCATTTCTACTGCTGCTGCGGCCATGGGTGGGGACACAGATACCATCAACACAGCGTTTTCAGAGCCAGCTAGCGCCACCATCAGTGAGCAAGAATTTCAAACAGACGCTGGCATTGTGTTTGATGACTTGACTGAAGATACTCTGACTCCTGTGTTGGCTTTGATTTCCAGTGTGCCATCGTTGGGCACCAGTGATGCGTTAGGACGTCCTTCGCAATTCTTTGAGTCTGTGCTGGACAAAGAAAGTGTGGCAGGCCAGGCCTTGATAGCTGCCATGCGAGAAGGTCAAAACAGTCTTGAACTTAATTCAGTGGGTATCAACGGCTACAACATCATTCCGGCTCGCGATCCCACAGAATCTACCTAATCACAACGCATTGCAAAACACGGCGATTGACCTAAAATACCAATTAGTTGTATAATTACGCATATGACAAACGATTGGGACAAAATGCAGGCTGAACAAGCTCGAATCAATGCTGACATCCGTGCACTGCAACGGGAGATGGGCATTACGCCCAGAACCCTAGAGCAACGTGCGGCTGACTGGAATCGCAAGCAAGCCGAGATTGCTCGTGCCATCTCCGCAACAGCACCCAGAATCCGTTTCCCCAAGATTTGACCATAAATCACTCTCGTGCTATAATACAGCATAGGTTAACAACACAGGAGTCAGAAATGAGTGCATTGCTTGACATCAATGGCTGCTACATGCGGGACATGACTGAATCGGATCGTCGCGAAATCCGCATGTATGGCACCACCGAGGACCAGATGCGTGAAGCAGTGGAACAAAGCATCACGTTTCGTTTTTCAGGTGCAGCCATGATGGCCATGAGTCTCATGAGCGACTGCCAGGAAATGGTGTCGTATGGTCCTTACGATTCAGACACCCTGGCCAACATCCTGGAAGATCAACGTCAAATGCTGAACCGTGCCAAGTGGATCTTGAGCGAATACGTGATGACGGCTTGACCAGAAATACTGGTTGTGCTACAATACAAACATCAATCAACACAAGGAGTCCTTATGCAAGATGCTGAATACGCCAAATTTGTTCTGAAAGATTCTGCTGTTCTACTGGCACATGCTGTGGGCATCTATGCTGTGGCTCTCACAGCCTACTGGACCTTGGTGGCCTAACATGAACAGCAAAAAACTTGACTTCAGTCGCCTGGGCTTTGACCACTATCAAAGCGTGGATCTCAGAATTCTCATGAGCCTGCAAACTCCCCAGGACGTTCGTGAGTGGATGGAGGCAGTGGGCCCGGACGATGTGTGCTACGGCATCAGCCTAATGGAGTGTGCGGCCCTGGCTTCGCTGGACGAGGACGTGGCAGCATTGAAGGCCTATCCCGAAGCCATGGCAGTGATTCAAAAGGTAAAGTGACATGTTGGACTTTAGATGGTTTTTTGGTGCCATGGCGTTTGTGCTGATCTTGCTGTCGATTGATTCAGTTTATCGAACCTACACCATCAATCAGTGCAAGCTGGCCTATGTTGCTACTGATCGCAAGGCCGAAGTCAATCAGTGCAAGCTGGCCTATGTTGCTACTGATCGCAAGGCCGAAGAAATCCGAAGAATTTGTAACCGTTAAGGAGATCCCATGGGACTGGACATGTACTTGACTGCCAAGCGGTATGTTAGTGACTACAACGATCAAGACAAAGCTATCAGTACCGAAATCATGCGGCACTTTCCCGAACTGACTGACGAGCAGACTGTTCAGTATGTGACAGTGCGTGTGGGCTACTGGCGCAAGGCCAATGCCATTCACAAATGGTTTGTGGACAACGTACAGGACGGCACAGACAACTGCCACTCCTATCCGGTACCACGTGAACGACTGCAGGAACTGCGGGACACCTGCGAACGTGTGCTGGCCTTCCGAGAACTAGCCACTGCTCAACTGCCCCCGGCTTCGGGATTCTTTTTTGGCAACACTGATCTCGACGAGTGGTATTACCGAGACCTGGAAGAAACCATCAAGATCATCGATGCTACACTGCTCTTGTCGGTCAATTGGGATATTGAATACCACAGCAGTTGGTGATTTGACCTAAATTCGCTCCTGTGCTATAATACTTGTATAGCGTAACAAAACAGGAGCGGATCATGAGCAAGACCAACTACACCATGTACATTTACAAAGCAGATCGTCGTTGCAAATCTGGCGAACGACTTGTTAGCACCACTGTTTGGCAGCATCGTGATGCGGCAGAAATGCGGCGTGAGGTGCGTGAACTGCAATACCAACTGTATCCTGCACGCCTAGGTTACCGCATCGAGTTCCACCCTACTATGCGAACGGTCAAGAACTTGATGACAGGCCAGGACATTGAAATCGACCGCGACACTCCCTGGTCGTGCAATCCTGCCAGCGAAACCTACTGGAGCATGTGATTTGCCCAAGAAGAACTCTTGTGCTATAATATACACATTGTCTGACACAGAAAGCACTTAAATATGATTGATGAAATCAACTTCAATGACGCTCGCTTTGAGGCTGTGATGGCAGCAGGTTGGATCAAAGACCTGGAAAGCTCGGACAGCCGACTCCACAAAGAAAAAACAATTGAAAAAGCCCTGATGGCCGCAAACTTGGGCAGTGCTGATGCACAGGCGTTCTTGTTCAATCTGTACGAGGCCTACAATCCTTACCATGTGTTTGGCGTGCGTCAGGTTCCCGAGACTGAGGGCATCACACATGCAGCCAATCCCTGGCCCACCTTCTGGGCCTTGCTGGAAGCACTACGCACTCGAACCATTACTGGACACCGTGCTCGTGATCGCATCCAGGCGGTGGCTCAACTGTTTGACAGTGAAGAATGGAACCAGGTGGCCCGCCGTGTGCTGATCAAGGACATGCGATGTGGCATCTCAGAAAAGACCATCAACAAAGTAGTGGGCCGGACACATTGGCGGGTGCCTGTGTTTACTTGCCAACTGGCCCAGGACTCTGCTGGTCAGCCCACCAAGCTTCGTGGCATCAAACGCCTGGAAGTCAAGCTGGACGGTGTGCGTATCTTGGCGGTGGTCACTGGCGATGTGGTCAATCTCTACAGTCGCAATGGCAAGCCTATGGACAATTTTCCCCAGGTGGCAGAGGCAATTGAAGCCAATCGTCGACTGTTCCAGCATGGTGCCAACATGGGCGGACGCTTTGTGTTGGACGGCGAGATTGTGGGCCGGAGCTTTCAAGAACTCATGAAGCAGGCACATCGCAAGAGTGATGCCCGGACCGAACACATGGTGTATCATGTGTTTGACATTGTTCCCCTGGATGACTTTGAGCGTGGCTTCTGGAACGCACCTCAGCACAAACGTCTAGCCTTGCTGGATCGTGCTAGAGAAGCACTTACAGCTGAGGACTTGATTCAGGTCATGCCTGGCATGGATGTGGACCTAGATGGGGCCGAAGGTCATGACATCATGCGGACTGTGGTGGATGTGGAACAGGGCACTGGACGCAACGAGGGACGCTTGGGTGCCTTGGTATGCGAAGGTGTGGACGATGGCAAAACAATTCGAGTCAACGTGGGCAGTGGCTTCAGTGACGAATTGCGAGACCAGTTGTGGCAGGATCATGTTGGCAGCAATCTTGTGACAGGACAAGTTGTGGAAGTTCGTGCTGATGCCATCACACAAAACCAGGACGGCACCTACAGCATGCGATTCCCGCGATTCAAAACATTCCGCGGATTTGAACCAGGAGAAAAATTATGAAACAACCTTATTATGACATTGCTTTGGCCGCAGGCGGCAGTCACTATCCTTCAGTAGGTGGACAGCGGTTAGAACAGTTTGGTCGTTTGGTAGCTGAACGCTGCCGCGAACTGGCTGACCCAGAGACTGCTAAACGTATCGCCCAAGAATTCGGACTTGACGAATGAAAATTGGACTCAGTTACAGTCGGTGTGTGCGTGACATTGTGGACGGCAAAGTTGACATCCAGGATGTGTTGGTGATCATTACTCGCACTGACTTTGACCCCCGCAATGATGATCAATGGGCTGGCATCTGGACCGGCTATGGTGGCGGCATGCATTTGGGCGGTGCCTGGACTGCACCTGAGTGGACAGGCTACATGGACGAAGGTCGGTTCCGTGAAGTCACTATCGAACTGTTGGACTCAGGCCGACTACACCAGCCACGACAGTTCGGTGCTCGGCCGCAACGCAGGCCAGAAATCTGGTTGGAAGCAGTGTTGCCCAGTTCAGAACTGGAACGGAATCCCGCTGCTCAAGAGGCCTGGCGTCAGTTTCAGACTATTGCTGGCTTGACCAATGTCACGCTGGACAATCAATACCGATGAAAAAGCTTTTTTATGAAAAAGTTGGTCGTAGATATCGTCCGGTCTACGAGTACGACAACGAACTCCTGGATGCTTTTCCCAAAGGCACACACATTGTGATGTGCTATCCCGGAGGCTCAAGTCGTCGCTACAACATTGATGCCAACTATGCTGCCATGATTGCTGCTGGGCGTGTGGCCGAGGATGCTGTGTGCCAAGCCATAATAAAGGCTGCAGAACTGCGGCCCAAGAAAACCCCCCTTACTGAACGTCAACGACTGGCATGGCAAGAACTCAAAGAGTCGTTTGGCGATGATTTGTTCAGCTTGAACGGAGCCTCCACCAGAGACATTGCTGAAGCAGGTGTGCAGGCCATGCAGGTGGAAGCCGAAAAACTCATGCAGAACAGTGCTGTGCGTCAGGCCTACGAGCAGTTTCAATTGATGTGTGCCTTGACAAAAGGCCAAAACAGTTGACACTCTGCTGACCCTGCTGTATAATTGCATGGCATGATCAAGGAAATTGGGTGATCCAATAGCATGATAGGGCCACCGGTGCGCACCGACCCTGGAGTGACTGTGGCAGGTGGATTTAAAAACCCAGTGGTTGAGACACTGTCCTTGATTTAACGATCAAAACCGGGGGTACCCCGGTGTATGCCTAGAGGAAATTAACAGTGAAAGGAATGTATATGTCTGTCGACGTTGAGACCGCTGCGTTGAGCATGTCTG